CTCTTTTGTAGATGAGCATAAAATTGGCCAAAACGGGAAAGGGGGCATTTGATGCCAGGAAGACCACGGAAGACAGTTGCACAGCTGAAGCTGTCCGGCACATTCAACAAGGTTTCAAGCCGCAAGGACTGGAACGAGGAGGTTCCTTGCGTTTTAGGATATATTTCGGCTCCGAAGCGTTATCTTCAGCGCACAAAGGTTGCGTGGAACCAGTTCATGAGAGTGAAGGCTCAGCAGGGAGTCCTGTCTGAAGAAGACCAGAGTTTGGTGCTCATCATGTTCAATCATTTGGATCACTATTACCGGGCTGATGACAGACTCCAGCAGATGGAGAAGGATCCGGCATACTTCGGCACAAGCATTGGCCTTGACGCAATGGACAAGATCGGCAAGATGATTGAACGCCACTTCAATTCGTTCAGCAAACTTGCGCTGCGTTTCGGAATGACTCCGAGCGAACGGACAAAGCTCCATATTCCAGAACATGAAAAGCAGAGTGAGATGCTTCAGCTCCTCCAGGAGAACTGATGCAAAGGCTCTGGGAGTATTGCGAATGGGTCAAGGCGAATCCGACACAGGTCTGCAAGTGGACGAAGCTTGCGGTCAAACGGTTTGAGCGTGACCTTAAAGAATCCAAGAAAGACTCTTTCCCATACAGGTTTGATGAGAAGAAGGCTTCCGTGTTCATCCGGTTCACGGAGCTGCTCAAACAATACAAGGACCAGTGGGCAGGTCAGAGGCTCAGACTTGAGCCTTGGCAGGTGTTCATATTCGCAAATGTCTATGGCTGGGTGCATAAGGTCACAGGACTCAGAAGATTCAGAAAAGCATTCATCTTCGTTGCAAGAAAGAACGGAAAGAGCACGATGGTTTCATCCGTTCTCATCTATGACATTCTCAAGACTCCAGGAGGTGAAGGATATTGCGCCGCAACCAAGAGAGACCAGAGCAAGATCATCTTTGACAGCGTTTCACAGATGATAAGACAGCATGATGACCTGAAGAATATGCTCCAGATCTTCCGGTCAACGCATACAATCGTCAATCCTTCCAATGCTGCCAAGATCGCCGCCTTGTCTTCAGACTCGGATACTTTCGATGGTCTGAACCCTTCCACCTGCACGGTTGATGAAGTTGCAGCCATGAAGACCTATGACATCATCCAGGTTCTGCAGTCCGGTACAACGTCAAGACCAGAGCCTCTTATGTTTGAGATAACTTCCGGTTCTGACAACACGAATTCAGCCGGAGCACAGGAGTTTGAGAGATCTCAGAAGATCCTTGACGGTGTGTTCACCGATGACACCTATTTCTGCATCCTTTATACGTTGGACAAGACGGACAAATGGACAGATGAGACAAAATGGATAAAAGCGAATCCGAATCTGGGCAAATCGGTTCAATTTGACACACTCAAGGCATTATGCACAGAAGCACAGCAGAATCCGAGTCTTGAAGCGGAGTTCAGGATCAAGAACTGCGGAATGTTCATCAGTCCGGTCACTGCGTGGATTCCGTTTGAGAAGTGGAGACATTGCCAGCGGCTATATTCGAAGGCACCGAAACTTGAGAGTCTCAGAAGCCATGACTGCGTGGCGATAGGCGCAGTTGATATGTCGCAGAGGGTGGACTTCACAAGCTTCGTTGTCATGGTGTACCACCTGCCGACAAAACGGTTCTATGCGGTCCATCATTTCTACATTCCAGCTGAACAGATACAGCCGAAGTGCAAGAGCGATTCGCCGATGGTCTACAAATGGATCGAACAAGGGTACATCTCCGGGACTCCTGGCTCTTCCGTCAACTACAATGTCATGTTCAATGACATCAAGGCGGCAATCGACAAATACAATCTCCGTGAGGTTCTCTATGACCCTTGGAATTCCGGCCAGCTCATAGACCAGATAGGGCCGTTGGTGGACTTGGTTGAGGTCAAGCAGAATATGCAGAGCATCTCACCATATGCAAAGGACTATGAGGCCGCCGTGATTGATGGGCGAATAGTTGACAACAATCCGGTAATGGCTTGGATGGTCAGCAATTGCGACATCTATCGAGACCAAAACGGCAACATAAAACCAGTCAAACACGGAGGAAAAGACAGTGCGCTCCACATTGATGGCGTTGTCACATCTCTCATGGCTCTCGGAAGAATCCAGTCACTTGTGGATGGAGGATACATTGACACAAGGACACCGGAGCAGATCAGCGAAGACATGACCGCAAGACTTGCTGACATCGAGTGGTAATAAGGCCAAAACACTTATTTATGAGAGAAGAAAAATGGCCATACTAGATATTTTCAAACGCAAGGAAAAGAGATCTTTCTTTCCTGAAGAGTTCATAAGGGTAGGCAGTCCATTGGTTTTCCCTGCCGAAAAGAATCCAACCGTTGCCGCCTGTGTGGACAAGATAAGCAAGACTTTATCGACAATTCCGCTCCAGCTCTATCAGGACACGAAGAGCGGAATGAAGCTTGCAACCGAGCACAGCCTGTTCTACACGCTTGAGGACCCTTCGGTGGAGGAGACTCCGACACTGTTCAACAGAACCTGGATAAGGATCCTCTGTCTCAAAGGGAATGCATTCCTGTATAAGAGGCTCAAGAACGATGGGACCATTGTCGGTTTTACCATCATAAACCCTGAGAAGGTGTCAGTTGAGAGGAATGACGCTGGGCGCAAGATATACAGGCTTGATGGCAAGACTTACACCGACAGAGAGATTCTGCACATTCCATATCCGGGAAGCGGCTATAACGGCACCGTTGGAGTCTCTCCGATTTCCATACACAGGGATCTGATTGAGATTGACAACAGTCTTCTGACTTACGTCAACAACTATTTCAACAACTCTCCTGGAAGCCGTCTTGTGATAAATCTGGGCAATACATATCCGAGCCGCAAGGCCAACATGGACCAGCTCTATGCCGAGATCGTCCCGGTTCTCAACAAGTTCGTCACTGGAGCAGAGAACGCAGGCAAGCCAATGATAGGTTTGCCGGATTCGACAATAACGAAGCTTGACCAGACAAGCAACGCACAGGCTCAGCTGAAGACGCTCATAGACATGGTCGAGCATCAGATAGCACAGACCTGCTTCGGCATCCCTTATGAGATTCTGGACAGTGCCGCAAGCAAGTATGACAGCCTAGAATCCAAGCAGAATGACTTCCTTGCCAACTGCATCCAGCCGCTCGGAGATCATATCTGCGAGAGCTTTGAGAAGCTGCTCGAACCAAAGGAGAGACTGAGGTATTCGGTCAGATATGAATACAAGAATCTTCTTACAACCAACACAAAGGACACTGTGGACTATCTGACAAAAGAGTTCCAGAGCGGTGCGCTGACGATGAACGAGGTCAGAAAGAAGCTTGGAATGGATGATATGGGCCCAGCTGGTGATGTCCACTTCATTCCGGCCAATCTCATGCCGCTGACAATGGAGAACATTGATGCGTATATGGCCAAGTCCAAACTGGCTCTGGAAGAGGCCCAGAACCACAGCAAAAGCGGAGACGATAAGGCTTAAACACTTATTTATGAGGGCAGTTTATGAAAGATATCAAAACTAGAGAGCTGAAGGTCAACGATCTTCAGATCAGGGAACTGGAAGATGGAAGACGTGTGATTGATGGCATGATTCCATACAACCAGCGCAGCGAATGGATGGGTTTCTATGAGTACATCACACCAACCGCATTCAACAAGACCATTGCTGACGGTTCTGATGTGAGGGCTCTGTGGAACCATGACACCAATATGCTTCTTGGAAGGGTGAAGAACAGAAGTCTTCGCCTCAGATCTGAAGAGGATGGTCTGCATATCGAGTGCGATCTTCCGAAGACCAGCTATGCAGAGGATGTCTACAACCTCATCCGTGAAGGCTACAACAACGGATTGAGCTTCGGATTCTCCACAATCAAGGATGAGTGGGGAGAAGAGGAGATAGACGGCAGAAACGTTCCGGTATGCCATCTTATCGAAGTCCGTCTCTATGAGGTCTCTTTCTGCGTGAGTTTTCCGGCCTATGAAGGAACCGATTCAGAAGCCCGGAACATCCGCAGCATCCTCAATGACATCAAGGCATTGAAGCCTGAAGATCTCTCGGAAGAAGAGAAACAGGCTCTGAATACAAGTATAAGGGAGCTTCTCAACGAAGAAGTCCAGCCCGCTCCACCTGAGGACACTCCAGCCGCCGACAACAGCACTGGAGCCGCCGAAGAGCAAGAGAGACAGCTTGACGAATTCCTGGAGAGCCTCAGAAAGGAGTAAACAATGGAAGAGAAAAAGTTTGATGAAATCATGGAGCAGATGAGATCCATGCAGGATCAGCTGAAGGCCGACAGAGAGGCTTTCGCAGCTGAGCAGAGAGCTTTTGAGCAGGAGAGGACCACATACAATGACAATCCTGTTGTCAAGAGAGAGAAGGCTCTGGATGAGCAGATGAGAGCACTGATCACAGCCATGCAGGAGAAGCGTGCAATCACACTCTCCGGTGCTGGTGCAGTTGAGGTCATCGGTGCACTCTTCAAGGTGTTCAAGAACAGGACAGAGATCCTGGACGGACTCCGCTATTTCTATGGTCCGAATGCCGCAACAATCATCCCTGTTCTCAACCCAAGACCAGCACGTCCGGCAAGAGCTGCAGAGGGTGCATCCAGCATCACAAGCGATTCGACAGCTGCACTTGGTGCAACAGAGCTGAAGCCTGAGACCTATGTCTCTGTTCTGCCAGTCTCATTTGAGGCACTGAAGTATCTGCCGTTCAACCTTGAAGATCAGCTCAGAGAGGTCTTCGGCGAGGCTTTTGCAGACGCTATGGCAAACCAGGTTGTGAACGGCAAGGGCAAGACCACCTATTATGAGTTCGGCGGTCTCTTCACCTCCGTTCCA